AGCCTGCGCATTCCCTCGTACTCAGTGTTGCTACAAAGCACGCTGTCATCGCCCACCAAATATTCGCCGCGTGTTTTTGGGAAGCCGTATTCATTTTCAACGTACTTTTGGACAACGCTGGAATACGCGCGATTCATGCGTGTATTGAACCACATTGTGGTGCGCCAGCCAGACCACAGTCCTCGAACAAGCTTGTGCCACGGCGCTGAATTGCTTTCGCTTGGATCCTTAGCCTCCAAATTGGATAAACACTCAGCAGCAAGGACGCAGCATATCCCAGCAATGGCTGGTAAACTTGTGTTTGCAGCTAAGCTGAGCCTTGCAGAATCGTAAGTGACGCCAAGGTGTTTGAAGAGCATCTGGGCGAGCTCTAGATAATCCCGCCGCAGAGTAGCAAGATCGTGAACAATGTTGAAATCATCATGATCTTCAGCAATAACAGTACTACCCAACAGCAGCCACTCCAAGCGATTCATAATCCCCTGGAGCGTCTCCAGCGGTGTCATTTGTAGCGTTACTTCCTTCCGATCTGAGAACACAACACGCTCGCTATCAAGTAGAGCGAGCATCTCCACGAGCCAGTGTGCTTCCGGCCCGGGCAATAGCATGCGCAATTTTGCCGCTTCCATCTTGTGAACACCGCGTGTTCGAGTTGGCGTGCCCTCTGTTTCCATGATAATCTCAATAACATCACTAGCACTGAGATCAGCCAACCACAGTAGTTTGTTAGGGCTGTCCGCCTCGTATTCCGCACCTTGCCATAGGATTTTGATTCGTCCACGAAGGCGTTTGCACGATCCAGTGGCAGCATAACTCGAAAACTTTTCGAGGATGCTTTCCACGTTTTCGGACTTGCGGAGAAGCAGATGGTTGGCGGCTATCTCAAGATCACCGCGCAGGACCTTCTGCAACTCACTATCAAAAAGACCAGCGTCCGGGCCGGCCATAGTGGGAACGGTCTTGGCCCTATTGAGGCACTCACGCGATTCGATTTCCCCTATTGTACTTATTTGGCGGAAGTAGAATCTCCCAGCTTGCAGCTGTGTATACATGAGCAAGTCCGGCCGCAGACCATCTGGGATTGAAAGCTCAGGACACCATGTGTGACCAGTGCTGCGGACGACGGCATGCAACACTTTGTGGGAAGTAATGAAGTGTTCAAGCCCATGATGCATAACACCAGACCTGATTGACCCTCGCGTAGCATCACGAACCTCCTGCACACCTATAAAGCCCGCCAAGAGGCGTGAAGCAGCTTGACCGCCGAGTCCCACACAACTGCAAAGGACCTTGTATATTTCAGATGCCGAAACAACCTGCTGCAGCCAGCACACGCGGATCACCACATGGATTGGATATGTCTCCCTATTGCCCAATTCCACACTAGTTTGCGGGTATACCCAGCGCAATATAGCACCATAGTCCCTCAGCTGCTCGGAACCCTTCGCAGTACTTAGCAACAGTAGTAACCTTTTGAGCTCCACACCGCAGCAGGGTGCAATCGCCCCTCGTGCCAGCGCGGAAAGAGCCGGGTACCCTAATTCCAAAAGCAATTCAGACACGGTGACATCATGGCTAGTATGTATTATGCTCAAATTGTATGCAACAGTTCCGGGCACACGACAACCGTAACCAAGTGGGCTAGGTATGCACTTCTTTGATCGTACCTCATTGCGAAGCTCGGACCACACGACTGGGCTCCTTTCGTCCACCAATTGCCTTTGCAGCCAACCGGGG